ACAATCGACGGTATGGCCTGGCTGCACGAAGCCCTGGCGCATATCTGCGAGCAGGTCCCGGGCCTGGGCTACCGCGCGGCGTACCCGCAGACCGGCGGGTGGGAGCGCGACGGGCACGTCCGAGTCCGAGCGGACCGCGGAGACGGCACGTCGGACTGGCACCGGCTGCCAATCGGCGCCGTCAACGGCCACGACACCGCGGCCGTTATCCGGATGCTGATGGGCGACCGGGCGGTTCGGTTGGCTGACGTCCCGACGATGATTCAGCCGGTGCGTGTCTCTGCGGGGGAACTCGCAGCGTCACTTTTGCGTGAGTCAAGATGGCTCGACGGGTTCGACGGAAGGTAAACAAATGGCTCTCACATCAGCAGAAATCGCGCTCGCCAAAAGCGGCATCATGAATCTCTTGCATCCGTATGTCGCCGATGTGGACGACATTCGGTCTCTGCTGTTCAAGAAAGAGGCGACCTACGTCAAGGTACTCGCCGACGCGACGGCTGCGACGGTGACGGCGATCACACCGTGCTACCGGTTCCCGACCGCGTACAAGATCACCGCGATCAACATCTTGCCGGCGACCACGGCAGCGGCGGACGCCACGAACTACGCGACGATCCTGTTCGCGACCGAAGACGGCGCGGCGGGTACCCCGGTCGCAGTCGGCAACCGCACCACGGCGACGGTCGCGTTGACCGAGACCACGACCGCGGCGGTCACGCTGTCCGGCACGGTCACGGGCGCGGCGGGTGACATCCTGACGGTCCAGATCACCAAAGCAGGGACGGGCGTGGCCATTCCGGCCTGCACGTTTCAGGTCGATTACGAGGTCATGTGAAGCTGAGTTCGGTCGCGCTCCCGTCCGGCACGCCGCAAGTCATGCGCGGGTCGGGCGGGTATCTGTCTGACAAGCTCTATGATCTGACCTACGACACGCAGCGGCAGCTGATCAGCGTGCGCGAGCGTTCGACCGGCGCGACGCAATTGATTCACCCGGCCGGGTGCGTGATGGTGCCGGTGGACGACATACCGAGGAAGCCCACGAAGTGAGCGCATTGGCTGACATCATCGACGAGCTACGCGAGCGCGGGTTGCTGGACCGCGTGACGTGCGTTGCCGTGGGTGATGCGAGCGTGACGATGTTGCAGACGGCCCGCGACACGACCCCCGCGCCGGTCGACCCTGACAAGCTGGCGGCGGCGCGCGCTCAAGAGTACGTCGCACTGCAATACGGGGATGAGGGCTGATGCGCGCCCCCGCGTCCGATGTTCGGTGGTGGCTACCCGACGCAGAGGGCAAGCGCTTCCGGCGCATGAATGCGCTGTGGAGCAACATGGCCACCGCAAGCTCCACGCGGCGCGCGGCGTACGAGCATCACCTGCGGCTGTACTCCACGGACGAATGGCGCGCGGTGTTCGGCGGCAGCAACCGAGCGCTTGCGACGCAGACGCTCGCACGCGGCAAGGGCAGGTTGACCCGCAATGTGGTCCGCAACGTCATCAATGCGTACGTGTCGATGATGTGCCGCAGCCGGCAACACCTGAACTTCATGACGGACGGCGGGGACTACCGGCTCCGGCTCAAGGCGAAGCGCAAAGAGCGCTATGTGCTTTCGATCATCCGCATGGACGACGGACACGGGCTCAAGCAGCGCATGATCAAGAACGCCGGCATCTTTGGTTCCGGGTACATCTTCGTGGGCCGTGACTACGTGCGCAAGCGTCCCGTGCTCGAGCGCGTTGCGCCTGGCGAAATCAGCGTTGACCCGGCCGAGGCGGTGCGTGGCGAGCCGCGGAGCTTCTACCGCGAGCGCGCGATCGACCGTGACGTTTTGAAAGGCATGTGCTCCGAGCAGGACGACGCCGATGACTTGTGCAAGATCATCGACGACGCGCCGGAGGCGAGCGGTTACTACCAGGCGGGGAATCAAGTCACGCTGCGCGAGGCGTGGCACCTGCCATCGTACCCGGGCGCGGATGACGGCTTGCACGTCGCGACGCTGGAGAACGGCGACTTGTGGGAGAGCGCTTACAATTGGGACGCCCCACCTTGGATCAAGTTTGACCACGAGCCGGAGCCGTTCGGTTACGAGGGTTGCGGGCTCGCTAGCGAATGCGCGCCGACGCAGTTGGAAGTCAACGTCGTGCTACGCACGCTGCAAGAGAACCATTGGAACGGCGGAAATCTCAAGGTGTTCGTGGACAAGGGCGCCGGCGTGTCGCGTGCGGCGATATCCAACGACCTGAAGGTTCCGATCATCGAATACAGCGGCAGCCCGCCCGTGATGATGGCGAACGACATCGCGAGCCCGCAGTTGTTTCAGTACTTGGAATCGCTCGAGGCCGCGTGCTACCAGGTCGCCGGAATCTCGCAACTGAACGCGCAGAGTCAGACGCCGGGCGCGACGATGAGCGGGCGCGCTCGGCTCGCGAGCGACCGCAACGAAAGCCAGCGCTTTCTGGCGGCGGTGCGCCGGCTTGACACGGCTTGGGAACAGCTTGGCGTCCGCATCATGGAAGCGGCACAGGACATTTATGACGCCGTAGGCGATTCCAAGGTCATGCACCACGGAAGCAACCGCGTGGTGCCCGTGAGTCTGAAAGACGTCGTGGATACGGACGGTGATGAAGGCCAGTTTGACGTTCAGGTGTGGACGTCATCGCTCGCGCACAAGGAGCCCGCGGCACAAATCGAGTATGTCGAAAGCCTGATAGCGGCCGGGTTCGCGAAGCCAAACGACGCATTTAAGATCATCGACGTACCCGACGCGCGGCATCTTGCCGACTCCCGCATGTCCGCAGAGAACGCGATCGAGCACGCGATCAGCCGCATATTGGATGACGGCGAATGGGTGCAGCCGGTGTCGGAAATGGACCTCGCGCTTGCGAAGGACCTCGCGCTGCAGGAGATCGCGAACCAATCGCTGGTAATGAAGACGCCATCAGAGCACGTCGACATGCTCCGAGACTTCTACGCGCAGGTCGTCGACCTCGAGATGGAAGCCAACCCACCCGCGCCGGCGCCTATGGCAGCCCCTCCCCTCCAAGAGCCAGGGGCGCCGGCACCTATTCCCCCTGAAATGGTAGCCGCATGAGCGACGAGACCACACCAGCCGCAGCCGAACCCACCGCACCCGCGCCGAACCCGAGCGAGGGCTCTGGCGGGCTTGACCTGCAAGGGTACCTGGACGCTAAGCGCGCGGCCCGCGGCGAGCCTGCTGCGGCTGAGGCGCCGGAACCGGCCGAGGCGGCCGAGCCCGAAGCCGAAGCCACGGAGCCCGCCGAGCCGTCGCGCGACGTGCTTGACCTGTTGCTCGACGACGCGGCGACGTTGACGCCGGAGCAGCTCGCCGAAGCGACGACGATCAATCGCAAGATGAGGCGCGAGCAGCGCAAGCAGGCGCGGCGAATCGAGCGGCGGGAGTCTGAGATAGCCGAGCGCGAGAAGACCCTGGCCGAGAATCTAGATCTGCTCAAGTCTGACGCTGCCGCGTTCATGGACCGGCACGGGTTCGACATCCGCAAATGGGCGCTGAGCGAGGTCGAACGCGAGACCGCCACGCCGGAGCAGAAGCGGATCGCCGAACTCGAGGCGAAGATTGCGGCGCTCGCGGAGCAGAAGCCCGAGCCGGACACCGACGCGGGCCGAGCCGAGGACACCCGCGCGCTAGCCGCGCATTTCGAGGACCACGTTGACGACTACGCCAGCTTGGCCCAATACGAAGTTGACGACGTCGCGGAAGCGGCGTGCCAAGAGCTATACTCGTATCACGAGAAGACCGGGCGTGTGTTGACTGCAGAGCAAGTCCTGCGGCGCGTGGCACGTCGGGCCGAAATCGAGAGCGAGCTAGAGACCGAGACAGACGCAGAGCCCCGGAAGCCGGAAACGGCGGAGCCAGGTGGAGCGGTAGACAGAAAACCCCCACCAACAGCTACCAACCGGGCCGCGTCCGCACGAACGCGCGCAAGCACGGCCGCTGCTACTCCCGCCGAGCGGAAGCAGCGAGCCCGAGAGCTTGCGGCGCAAATGCTGAACGGCTCCTAATCGAGCCCGCCACATTGGCCGGCTCACCAGGAGTGAGTCATGGCAGAAATCACCAAGGCGCTTTGTGACGCCATTCTCAAAGAGGACTACGGTCCGGACGGTGTTGGCAACACCGCATACGAAGACAACGCATGGTTCGGCATGATGCCGAAGCACAAGACCAAGGGGAAGCACTATGACTTCCCGGTCCAGTACGGCTACGCGAGCAACGCAAGCCACACCGCGTCCACCGCGCTGAACAAGACCAACACGGTCCAGTTCGTGGAGTTCAACGTCACGACCGTTGGCGACTACGATGCGAAGTCCATCGCGCTGCAGACGCTCGCGGAGGCGACCGATGAAGGTGCGTTCGTCGACGCCCTGCGGAACACGGTCGACTCGCTCATCAAGGCGCTGTCGAACCGCGCAGGTCAGCACGCATTCGGCAACCGTGGCGCTGCTCTCGGGCAGGTCGCAAGCGTGTCCACGACGGCGGTCGTCCTGTCGAACATCGACGACGTGACCAATTTCGAGGTCGGCATGGAGATCGCGTCGTCCGAGGCGGACGGGCTCACGGGCTCGCTGCAGACGGGCACCGCGACCATCACGGCGATCGACCGGGCAACGGGCACGCTCACCACGGATAGCAACTGGACGGCTCAGATCGCATCGCTCGACGCGGACGACTACCTCTTCGCTTCCGGAGACTTCGGCATCGGCCGAGCCGGTCTGTCGGACTGGTGTCCCGTCACACGCACCGGGCTGGGCACCGCGTTCTACGGCGCGACCCGCTCCGTCGACGAGACCCGCCTCGCAGGGCAGGTCGTCACGGGGACCGGAATCCCGATCAGCCACGGCATCCGCAAGGGCGCAGCCGTGACGGGTCGAGAGGAAGGCAAGCCCGACACCGCGCTCATGTCGTTCGAGACGTACAACGATCTTGTGACGGAGCTCGACGCCAAGGTCCAATACTGCAAGACGGACAGCAAGGGCATGGACGCTTCGATCGGGTTCGACGGGATTTCGATCGCCGGCGGCCGTGGCAAGATCGAATGCTACCCGGACCGCAGCTGCCCGAGCAACCGCATCTACCTCGTCAAGAAGGACGCATGGAAGGCGATCCATTCGCAGGCCACGCCGATCAAGATCATGGACGAAGACGGTGGGATGCTGTCGCGTGAGGCGAGCTCGTTCGGGTTCGACGTGCGCGGCTCGAGCCTGCTCAACTTCGCCTGCACGAAGCCGGCGAGCAACTGCGTGGTGAGCATCTGATGGCTGACCGCGGCGCACCCGCGTATCCGGTTCGGGGGTCAAACCCCGAACTGGAGATCGTGGTGGGTTCATTCGAGACGGACGGCACCGGCGCCCCCGTCAATACCGTTGGTGTTGGCTGGAGCATCGGCGCACCGACCACGGGTGTCTACACGGTCACGCTGCGGCGTTCGTGTACGTCACTCATCACCATGGCGACGCTGGCCGACTCGACCACCGACGCTAACGACACGGTCCGCACTGGCGACGAAGACGCCGGCACGGGCTCCACCGCAGCCACGTTCACGATCACCACGGCATCCGCCGCGGGTACGGATGCGAACCTCGACGGCCCGCGCGTCAGCTTCGTGGCGTACATGATCAGCTCGGACAGCGTACGATGAAAAAGCCGAGTCTAGGCCCGCTCCTGCTCCGGAAAAAGGGAGCGGGCCGGGCTCGCACCGATGACGACGACGAGCCCGACGATCGGGACGAAATCGTTAAGGACCTCATGCGCGCTTCCAAGCGCGGTGACACCGCCGGCGTGAGAGCCGCGCTAGACGACTACCTCGACACCCGCGACTGATGGCGTACGTACCCCCGACCATTGCGGCCCTGAAAGCTACCATCAAGCAACGGCTTGATATGGAGGTGTCCGAATACATCGACGACACCGACCCCGGCGAAATGGACGACATGATCCGGGGGTCGCAGCTCGAGTTGTGGGAGCTGTTGACGTCGCTGGACGCGGTGCCGCTGGTGTCTGCCGCGCGCACGACGACGGCCGGCGTTGCAGCCGTGTCGCCGGTGTTCGTGGTCGCAACGGACGGGTACAACGCTCACAGAATCCTGCGCGTCGGATTGACGCTGCCGGACGGCGACGAGGTCCCGTTGCAGCAAGCGAACCTGCGGAACGACATCATACCGGGTTCGGCGCAGCGGTGGAGCGCTGCGAACCTGCCCAAGTACTTGCTTCACCGCGCCGAGACAGACGTTGAGCGCGCGTGGGTGTGCTCATTTTATCCGGTGCCCGATGCGGCCTACACGGTCACGTTCTACGGGTCGAGCGAGCCGGCCTATACGTCGTCGCCGGACGCGGGCCTGCCCGAAATCGACACGCTGGGTTACGACGAGTACATCATCCTAGATGTGATCATCAAGGTGCGCGTGAAGCAAGAGGCCGACGCGAGCCAGCCGATGATGCAGAAGGAGGCGTACCGGCAGCGCATCGTGAGCGAGTGCACGCCGTTCGACCTGGCCAGCAATATCACGATGACGGACCGGCGCTCGGTGGACTCCGGCGCGCGCGATGACTTCGGGTGGTGGCGCAGATGAGCAAGCCCGTCCGAGCGGTGCGAGACGACGCAACGGCGGTGTCGCAGGCGTCGCGGGAGCAAGCGCTCTCGACCCGTGACCGGACGGAACGGCACGCCGTCACGCTTGCCGTGGGCTCGCGCACGGTGTCGCATGGACTCGGCCGGATTCCCACGGGGTGGCGTGTCATCGACATCGACGCGGCGGCCACGATCTACCGGTCGGCATGGACGGATAAGACTCTCACGCTCGTCTCGGACGCCGCCGGCGGCGCCGTTGTCGAGGTGTTCTGATGCCGCTGCAGAAAGAGGTACTCGAATACAACTTCTCGCGCGGCCTCGACGAGCAGACCGACAAATGGGTAACTGACGGGCTTCTGCGTGCGACAAATTGCTACTACAACAAGAGCGGCGCGCTCGAGATGCCGACCGGTCACGAGGTCGTCAATTCGGGCGTGACCGACTCGAGCATGCCGCTTCCGGCCGGCGGCCGGATGCTCGCGCGGCGGGACTCCGAGCTGCTTAGCGTGGGCGGCTACTATATGCACGCATACTCGGACCACCTGGACCGGTGGGCATACCGCGGGCGGCCGTCGCCTTGCACGTATTCCGAGTCAGCGGTGATGACCACCGGATACGACACGATCCAAGAGTACTGCGCCGCGTACGTGAATAACATCACGGTGTTCGCAATGGAGACCACGACGCGCGGCGGTGTCGTGGTGACGGCGCGCGACAACACCACGGGGGGGATCATCATCGCGCCAACGCAGCTTGACGTGAACGGCTCTAACCCGCGCGTGGTCACGGCCGGCAATACGATTCACGTCATTTGGTACGACGGGACCAGCGCGCACAAATTCGCGTCGCTGAACACCGCTGCGACTCAGCCCGCGTTCACGTCGGCGGCCGCGATAAGCCTCAGCGCGGCGACCTCTCGGGTGTGGTCCGTCGCCGAGGTCGGCGGGCTCATATACATCGCGTACGGCTCGGGCAGTAACGTCTACATCGAAAAGCTTTCGGCGGACCTCGGGACCGTCCACACTCAGACCAACTTCGCAGAGACGATCACAGCGATTGACCTGGCGGGGTACGACGAGACGATCGTGTACGTCGTGTACGCGGACAACACTTCGCCGTCTCCAGTGATCAAGTGTCGCGGATACACCGACTCGGGCACTTCGTTTTCCACGACGTGGGGACCGACGACGGTAGTGACCGAAGCCGCGACGACGGACTACATTAGGAGCCTAGGCATTTGTCGCGATTCGACGGCGAGCATCGGCAGCGCGGTGATCGTGTGGCATGGCGACGTTGACAACACATCCGCGGCGGGTCACTTCGTCAGCCGGCAGAAGATCGATTACCAGGGCGTGTTGTCGGGCAGTGCGTCCAAGCAAAACTGCGTCGGCCTAGCGGGGCGCCCGTTCTTGCGCTCGGGCCGCGTGTTCTATGTCGCGTACTTCTACGGGTACACGTCGTTCGCTGAAGGCAATGGAGCGAACCCGGCGAAGTCAGAAACCTACGTCCGGCATTACTACCTGTTCGACACGGAAGCATTCGTCGACGACACGGCCGCCAAGACTGACATACCCGTCGCGCACTTCGGCGCGGGGGTCGCGTTCGCGAAGGGTGGCTATGCGACGGCACACCCGAATCTGAATTCGTATCCATACGAGACAAGCACCGGCGTGTGGGCGATTGCGCTGCCGCGCGTGTATGGCCCGGATGACGGCGATGTGCTCTATGAAAGCGTGTTTGACTTCACGTCGGACGAGAAACACGCATGGGTTCAGGCCGGGGGCTCGACGTATCTGACCGGCGCCGTCACGCAGCGATACGACGGCGAACGGCTGTACGAAGCTCACTTCCTGCACGACCCGTGGGTCTACTCCGTGACCGAGGCCACGAGCGGGAGCACGACCACGGGACCGGGCAAAGGCTTCCAGGATGGGGACATCCGCATCGCCGTGACCTACGCATACCGCGACGCGAACGGTGACCTGATGCGGTCGGGTATCGCGGCGATTCACACCACGACGGTCGCGAAGGCCGACCACGGCGACGGGAGCAACCTTTCATACCTGCAGGTCAAGGCACCGGCGTATTCCGTGAACGGGATTCAGCGCAAGGAGACCAGCTTTTACCCGAGCGTCTACATCGAATTCTGGACCACGGACGATCAGACCACGGCGGGCCCGTTCTATCTCGCGGGCCGCGTTGCGTGCTCGCCGGCGTCTGCGGTGTTCGTCACGTCGCCGAGTCTTAAGGTCCCTTACGGCGACGAGGAGCAGCTTCCGTTCGCCGGCGCCGAGTTGATACCGGACCCGCCGCAATACTCGCGCGCCATCGCGACGTGGCAAGACCGGGTCTGCCTCGCGCGCGGTAATCAGGTTTTGATTTCAAAGCCCGCCGTGGACGGCTATTCGGCGTCGTGGTCGGGCTTCCTGTCGGTGTCCGTGCCGCGTGGTCAAGGTGACGTTACCGGGCTCGCGACGCTGGGCGAATCGCTGGCCGTGTTCACCGAGCGCCGGATATACCGGCTGTATGGCACGCCGCCGGCGGCGAACGGGCAGGGCGCGCAGCTAAGCAACCTCGAGGCGGTGGTCACCGATGGCGGGTGCGTCAACACGCGCTCTGTGTGCGTGACAGAGCACGGCGTTTTTTACGAGTCCCGCCGCGGCATCATGATGCTTGGGAAGGACTGGTCGACCGCGCCGATCGGCGAAGCGGTCCGCGACAAGCTGGACACGTACCCGAATGTCAACACGGTTGAAGCGTTCGAGACGGAGCCGCTGATCGGATTCGGCGTGTCGAACGCAGGCGAGACCGATGGGACGTACCTGCTGTACGACACGCGCCACAACGCATGGACCACCATGGAGGTCGCGCAGGTCAGCACCTATACCCCGATGAGCGGGCTAGTGCTCGACGGTGTGCACCACTACATGACCGTGAATGGCGGTGTTCACCGTCGAATCACCACATACGCACAGGGCGCCGTCGACAATATGAATTTCACGGTGCGCACACCGTGGATTAAGCCGAACGGGATTAACGGGTACTGGCGCGCGCGGCGTCTGATTCTGTTGGGCGAACTCCAATCAGCGCACCAAGTGACGATCGACATTCACTACGATTACAACGATCAGGACCCTGGACACACGCTCCGCATGACGTGGGCGCAGATCCAGACGATGAAGGCGATTGACACCTACGTCGAGCAGTTCCGCCACAAGCTACCGCGCGAGCCGGTGAACTCGATTCGGTTCACGATCACCGTCAGCACGTCTGTTACCAGTGGGGCGGGCGTGCGGCTTCACGGCATCCGGCTAGAGTACGCGCGCAAGCAGTCGGCTTTGCAACCCGGGCAATTCAACGCGCTGCCCACAGCTCCGGAAGGGTGAAATTATGGGATTCGATCCATCAAGAGGCAGCGACTACTACAAGCCGGACCCGAAGGGTGGCACGTCGTTTGAGTACGCTTTCGACAACCCCTATGGCGAGCTGAACCCCAAGAAGCAAATCGGGCGCGCTGGCAAATTCGTAAAGCTGCTTGGTGGGCAGACGTCCTACGACCCGAGCGGGGAGGGCGGGGACTACTTCGGGTATGACCCGCTACACGAGCGCGCGCTTTCGCAGCAGGGGTTGTATGGCCTAGACGCGCAACAGCAGGGCCTTTTGCAGCAGCAGGGCTACACGCGCGGCCTACTCGCGGACGCGGCCACGGGGCAGGCGCCAAGCGTCGCGCAGATGCAAGCCGAGCAACAGGGACTACTAGCGGCGCGCAACGCGCAAGGCATGGCCGCCGCCGCGCGTGGTCCGATGGCGCAACTAGCGCGACGCGACGCGATGGTCACCGGCTCGAATGCGATGGCCGACGCTGCCGGAGCCGGCGCGATGGCGCGCGCAAACGAAATGAGCCAGGCCCGCGGACTGCTTAGCGGACACGACGCGCAAATGCAGAGCGCGGCCGCCAACATGGCGCAGCAAAACCTCGCATACCAAGGGCTCCTGTCGGCGGACCGGCAGGCACAACTCGACGCGCGGACGGACCGGCAGAAGACACGCGCCGACATCGCGAAATCGAACGCGGGCGGGATCCAAAAGTCTATCGGCGGGTTCCTCAAAGGATTTGGTATCGGCGGATGATCGACCCCGAAACACGACAGTACCTCGCAGCGGCGTTCGACCCGTCGCAATCCGCGGAGTCGCGCATCGCACGCTTGCGCGAAATGTCCGCCATGCCAGCGACCGCGCCGGACATGGCTGCACCGCCTGGGCTGACGGACCCGAGTCGGGGGGCGGTGGCCTTCGCGCCGCTGCTGCAGCGTGCCGCGCCTGAGACGTTCCAACGGCTAGACACCCCGATGCAGGTGACGGACGCGCAAGCCGGCGCGATGACGCCGGCCACGCTGCCCGCTGAGATTGCCCCGGCCAACGTGGCGCGCGCTATCGAGGAAGATGCGCTTGCGGCCCGTTCGGGGCCGGCCGCGGTGGAGCAGCAGCGACGCGACGCCGCGATGATGACCGGCGAGGTATTGCCCGAGGACAGGAGACCCGAAGCCGACCCCGCACCCACCGACGCGGATATCTCGCAGGCCATCGCGGATGCGCCGGAGCCGGGGACTGACCCATACGGGGATGCGTTCGTCAACGGCGAGCCGATCGAAAATATCATCGATAAGACCGACCTGGAACTAGTTGGCCTAGCGGCCACCCCACGGCAAGGCCCCGCTGGCCCGCCGCAAGAGGTCGTCGGCGTAAACGCCAAGTTGTCGCCGGTCGACCCTGGGTTGACGCCGGCACACCACGCAGCCGAGCAGGCGCGCGCGAAGGCCGAGGCCGAGCACGTTGAATACAAGGCTTCCGCAGATCGCAAGGTGGCGGACGAGGAGAGACGGCTTGCCAACGAAGCTGCAGCGTTCGACCGGGAGCAAGCTAAGCGCCGCGATGCCATGCACGCCGAGATTCAACGCTTGCACGCAGGCGCGCGGAAGATAGAGGACGACATCGCCGCGATGCCGCCAATCGGGCGCGATCGGGCATACGCCAAGAAGGGAGGCGGCGGCGGTGGGTTCTTCTCGCTGTTCGGG